ACCGCCTCGCGACCCTGCGCCACCTCCATGAGAATCCGGCCCTTGACCCAGAGGCCGGTGCCGTCCTCGCGCACCTCGTCCCAGACGCCGATGGGCCGCACGGGATCGTGCTGCCACAGCATCCGCACCCGCCCGCCGCAGCCTTCGAGCCGCTTGAGCGAGGCGGCGTAGGCCCCGGGCTCCACCACGTCGCCGCCCTGATCGGGCCTGCCGAAGAACGAGGCGTAGCCCGAGATCACCGCGCCCTCCCCGATCTCCAATGGCCCGGCGCCCTCTGTGCCGCCCGCGCAGAACTTGCGTTCCAGCTCCATCATCCTCTCCCTCACAGCCCCACGATCTGTTGCGCCGCCTGCGCGCCGATGGCGGCGACGACGCCGTAGACGGCGAGCCAGAGCCTGCGCTCCAGCCGCTCCATCACCGCTTCGATCCGCTCCAGCGTCGCGGCCACCTGCGCGAATTGCAGCGCCACCAGCCGCTCATGCGCCTCGATCCTGAGGCCCGGCGCGCAGGCGAAGCGGTGCTCGCGCAGATCATCCATCGGAGCCGACCTCGTGCGCCGGAAGGCCCAGCAGCGCGCGCTTTTCCGCGTCGGTCAGGAACAGCGCCTCCGAGACCCGCCGCCACTGCCCGTCGCGCTCGGCGGCCAAGGCGGGCACCTGATCGAGATCGACCCGAAGCTCGAACCGCGCCTCGGAGACATCCGACAGCCATTCGGCCAGCGCACCTGCGATGCGCGACATCAAGGGCAGCACGGTCAGGCGGTAGAAGGCGCGGTTCGCCTCCTGATAGTTGGCGTAGGTGGCGTCGCCCGGTATTCCGAGGATCATCGGCGGCACCCCGAAGGCCACTGCGATCTCGCGCGCTGCCGCCTCCTTGGTCTTCTGGAACTCCATGTCCGAAGGCGAAAAGCCCATCGGCTTCCAGTCGAGCCCGCCTTCGAGCAGCATCGGGCGTCCGGCGTTGCGCGCGCCTTGATGCTGGCTTTCCATTTCCTCGACCAGCCGGTCGTATTGATCGGGCGTCAGCCCCGCCTGCCCGTCGGCGCCGCGATAGACGATCGCGCCCGAGGGACGCGCGGCGTTGTCGAGAAGCGCCTTGGACCAGGCCGAGGCGGCGTTGTGCACGTCGATCGCCGTGGCGGCGGCCGAAAGCGCCGAGAGGCCGTAATGGTCGTCCTGCGGGTGAAAGCTCTTGATATGGCAGATCGGGGAGACGGCCTCGCCCACGGCAAAACGGTACTTGCGGCCGCCCACGGCATAGTCATAGGCCACCGGCCAGCCATCGGGCCCCGGCACCAGCGACACCCGGTCCGAGCGCAGCACATGAAGCTCGAACGGCAAGCCGCCGTCGCCCACCGCCTCGACATAGCCATTGCCGGTCAGAAGGATCTGACCCACCAGCGCCTCGATCAGCTCGGCCCGGCCCTGTCCGGGGTTGGGCCGCGCCAGAAGCGCCAGCGCCGGGTGCTCGTCATAGCGCCGACCCCGGTCCTGCAGCATCAAGGGCAGCGCCGCCGCCGCCTCGGAGATGAGCCGCACCGCGCGAAACCCCACCGGGTTGCCGACAAAGCCCGCGCGAGTGAGCGAGACCGTGTCCCGCGCGCTCCACGCCGGTCGTCCCGCGCCGGGCCAGGCGAGGCAGCGCCCCGCCGCCGAGGCCTTGGCCTCGGGTGCCCCCTTGTCGCGCTTGAAGAACTCGAACATCGCCGCCCCCCGCTGGTCGTCACTGCGTCTTGGCGAGGAGAATGACAGCGCCGGGTTGGGAAACCGGGAACGGGGCGCGCGGTGGTCGGGGGGCTGCGCAACACCCCGGCGTCGGAGGGGGCCGCCGCCCCCGCCGCTGCGCGGCCCCCCGCGAGTATTTGCAGAGTGAAGTGCGGCCTAGAGCGTCCTGAACCGGGGCCTGCGCCACGCCTGCGCGGGCGCGATCAACAGCTCGTGCAGGGCCCAGACAAGGGCGTCCGCGCGGTCGGGCGAGCCCGCGCCCAGAAAACCGCGCGCCGTCATCTGCGCCAACTGATCCTCGAGCGCGCCGAGGCCGCGCAAATGGTGCACGCGCCCCTGCTCGTAGAGGGCTGCCACCGGCTCGGCCCGAAGCCCCTTGGACCGCCCGGCATGCAGCGCCTTGAACGGCACCATGGGATCGACCTGCCGCACCACCGTCTCGACCAGCGCGCCGCCCTGGTTCACCTCGGCGACCATGCGCTCGGCCCCGTGCCGGACCATCGCGGCGCAGGCCGCCCGCGCCCAGTCGAGCGGCGAGGCCGCCTCGACCGTCGCGTCCTCGATCACATAGGCCCGCCAGTCCTGCGGCGGGCCCGTCATCACCGCCCCCGCCACCACGATGCCGCAGGCGTCCGAGGCGGCGTGGCCGCTCACCGACGGGTCGACCGCGACGACGATCCGGTCGAGATCGGGCGCGCTGTCGGTCAGGCAGGCCGCGAGCATTTCGGCGGTCCAGAGCGCGCCTTCGGCATCGGCCAGCAGCACGCCTTCGAGCTCCTGGCGCCCCTGCCGCGTGCCGGCGTAGCGGCGCTGCATCTCGTCGAGGAACCCGCGCGCGAGATTGGCGGCGTTGGCCTGCGTGGCCGCGTGGGTGACCACCGTGCTGTCGGCGGCCAGCAGGTCGCGCAGCACCGGCGCGTTGCGCGGCGTCGTCGTCACGCAGGCGCGCGGATCGCCCAGGCGCAGCCCGAATTGCAGCATGTCCCACGCCTCGGCCCCGCGCTTCCACTTGGCCAGCTCGTCGGCCCATGCCGCGTCGAATTGCGGGCCGCGCAGCGCCTCGTAATCATGCGCCGAGAAGATCTGCGCCACGGCGCCGTTGGACCATGTCAGCATCCGCCGGGTCGCGCTCCAGACCGGTCTGCGGTCGGGCGGCGAACAGGCCATGATGCCGCTTTCGCCGAACACCATGACCTCGCGCGCCTGATCGAGCGTCTCGCCCACCAAGGCCACGCGCCGCGCCCGGCCCGCGTCACCGGGGCGCGCGCCTTCGACCTGCGCGCGCACCCATTCGGCCCCGGCGCGGGTCTTGCCCGCGCCGCGCCCGCCGAGGATCACCCATGTGCGCCAGTCGCCCTCGGGCGCGAGCTGATGCGGCAGCGCCCAGAGGTCGAAGAGCCATGGCAGCGCCGCCAGCTCCGCCGCGTCCAGACCATCGAGGAACTCAGTCCTCGCGGCAGCAGGCGCGCAGGCGATCCAGCCGGCAACCGATCCGCCGCCGGGCGTCGTCGATGTCGATCTCTCCGGCCACGAGACCGCCATCCTGTCGCTTGAGCCAGTCATTGAACTTCCTCTCCACCTCGAACGCCCCCTTAAGAGCGCTCTCTAGATCGTTGATCTTCTTTTGCAATTCCTTCGGCTCTGCGGCCTCATCGCGGACATCTTCCAGAAGATCCGCCAAGGTGGAGCGCACCGAAGACAACAGCCCCCAAGCGTCCCGCCATTCCTTGCGCCGCGCCGCATCGTCCGGCGCCGAGGCGCTGGTCGTTTCATCCATGCTCATGCCTGTCTGTTGTTGTCGCAGCCGGAGAGCGGACACGAAAAAGGCGGCCCCGGATTGCTCCGGTGCCGCCTTGCCAAACTCTCTCAGCCTGCCTTTGACTTTACGTCAGACCGTCCCGAAAGTCAATGGGGCCGATCTTAGGAATGCCGTGCAAGCGCCCGTTCCGTTTACAAAAAATCAATTCTGGGCCGCTGCGCGCTCGGCCTCGATCTTGCGCCATACGGCGACGTTGCTGTTATGCTCGGCCAGCGTCTCGGCAAAGGCATGGCCGCCCGTGCCGTCGGCCACGAAGAACACGTAGTCAGTCGTCGCCGGGTTCAGCGCCGCCTCGATCGCCGCGCGGCCGGGGTTGGCGATGGGTGTCGGCGGCAGGCCGTTGATGACATAGGTGTTCCATGGCGTCTCGGCGCGCAGCTCGCTCTGGCGCAGACCGCGGCCCAACACGCCCTCGCCCTCGGTAATGCCATAGATCACCGTCGGGTCGGTCTGAAGCCGCATGCCTTGGCGCAGGCGGTTGACGAAGACGCTCGCCACCTGTGGGCGCTCGGCGCCGACACCGGTTTCCTTCTCGACGATAGAGGCGAGGATCAGCGCCTCCTCGGGAGTCTCGAGCGGAAGATCGCCGGCCCGGTTCTCCCAAGCCTCGGCGAGGATCGCTGCCTGCGCCGCGGCCATCCGGTCGAGCACCGCCCCGACCTGCGTGCCCGGCGCGATCTCGTAACTGTCGGGCGCGAGGCTGCCCTCGGCCGGGATCTCCTCGACATCGCCCTCGAGCGTGTCGAGCGCGTTCAGCGCGTTGACCACCTGCCATGAGGTCACGCCCTCGGCCATGGAGATGCGGTAGCGCGTGTCGGCCCGCTCGCGCATGGACTGGTATTCGGCCGGGATCTCGACGCCCTCGGCGGTGGGGTCGAACTCGGCCAGTTCGGTATAGTTCGAGGTCGCGGGATCAAGCTCGCGCACCTCGGCCAGCACCGCGTTGACGCCGATCTTGTAGAGGATCTCGGTGCCGCAGGTCGAAGCGCCGCCGCGCGTCACGATGTCGACGATGCGCGACATCGAGGACCGCTCGGGGATCAGGTGGCTGCCGGCCTTGAGCTGCCCGGCCTTCTCGGAATATTCGGCCCCGATGCGGAACACCGAAGCCGAGCCGATCGCGCCCTGTTCTTCGAGCCGGGCGCTGACGCTGCGCATGTTGGTGCCCGGCTCGACCCGCAGGCAGATCGCCGCCTCGAGCGGCCCCTCGTCCGAATACGCGTTGACCCCCCAGGCGATGACGCCCGCCGCCCCCGCGAGGCCGACGATCAGGAAGGTGATGGTGTTCGAGGCGAGGTGACGCCACATCAGGAGGCGACCTTTCCGAAGAGCACGCTCGCATTGGTGCCGCCAAAGCCGAAGCTGTTGGACAGCGCGATGTCGATCTTGCGCTCGCGCTTAGCGTTGGGGGCGAGATCGACGGTGGTTTCGACCGCGAGATCGTCGAGGTTGATCGTCGGCGGCGCGACCTGATCGCGGATCGCGAGGATGCAGAAGATCGCCTCGATCGCGCCCGCCGCCCCGAGAAGGTGGCCGGTCATCGACTTGGTCGAGGACATGGTGACGTTCGACACCGCGTCGCCCATCAGCCGCTCCACCGCGCCAAGTTCGATCGTGTCGGCCATGGTCGAGGTGCCATGCGCGTTGATGTAGTCGATCCGCGCGGGATCAATGCCCGCATCCTTGATCGCCATGCGCATCGCCCGCTCGCCGCCTTCGCCGCCCTCGGCGGGGGCGGTGATGTGGTAGGCGTCGCCCGACAGGCCATAGCCCAGCACCTCGGCATAGATCTTGGCGCCCCGGGCCTTGGCGTGCTCGTATTCCTCGAGCACGACGATGCCCGCGCCCTCGCCCATGACGAAGCCGTCGCGGTCGGCGTCATAGGGGCGGCTCGCCGCCTGCGGGTTGTCGCGCCGCTTGGTCGAGAGCGCCTTGCAGGCGTTGAAGCCGGCGATGCCGATCTCGGAGATCGCAGCCTCGGCGCCGCCCGCGACC